AAGAACTTGGATACGATGAAAATACTATTACTGATGTAGTAGTTGCCGCAAGAAATCCCGGTTTATGGGCAAATGGATTAAGAGTTGGTATTATTGATGCTAAGGCAGATCAAATACTTACTGTTGGTTCTACTACTGGATTATCTGTTGGTCTTGGAGTTTCTCAATCTGTTCCTGCAGGAACAGTCATTGCAGGAGCAGGAAATACATCTACCTTAGATGGATACTTTAAAGGAATTATTACAGGAGTTGGTGATGGTACTATTGATGTAAAATTTGTATCTCATGTATCTTCTGCTGGAACTGAAACATCTACAGATTATCAATATAGTGGAAATTACGCATTTTCTGCTGGAGAGGTAACTACTTTTGTTGGAGCCGGTGCAGGATCAACAACAGCAAATGTTACTAGAGGAGCATTAGGAAGCACTGCTGCAACAGCATCTTCTGGAGACTCTATAGATGCATATTTTCTAGAATCAACACTAACTCTCGATCAGGTTGGTGGAACTCCTTTACTCGATGGTTCTACAACTGTTGGTATTGCTACCGCAAATTTAGAAGTAGGATCAGGGAAGTTTTTAGTTATTGAAAATGAAATTATTTCTCTCAGTGGTGCTTCTATTGGTGTTGGTCAAATCACTGGAGTAACTAGAGGTCAGGAAGGAACATCTGATGTGGAGCACTCTGATGGTGCCCCAGTTAAATTTGTCACAAAAACTGCCGGTATTGCAACTCTTACTTCAGACATTACTCAGACTTCAACAAATGTTGGATTAACAACAACTGCATCCGGTATTGGAACTGATAGAGTTAATGCTGGTGGATTCTTAAAGGTTGGATCTGAATTTGTATCTGTTACCACATTTCTTGATGGAGAATCATCAGTACAGACTCCAACGGCTGCTATTGACTGGTTTGATCAACAAGAACTCACATTAACTTCATCATCTAAAGTTAAGTGGAATCAAATTGCAGATCGTCCAGGAACTTCGGAGTATGCAGCAGCAAGAGGATCTAGATTTGATGAAGTTCATGTTGTAGTTGTTGATGGTGAAGGGACAGTTACCGGAAACTCTGGAACAGTTCTTGAGAAGCATCTTGGATTATCAAAAGCAAAAGATGCAGAGTATTCTTTAGGTTCTCCTTCATACTGGAGAAAGTATATTGAAGTTGGTTCACAATACATCTTTGGTGGATCAGCACCTGCAGGTATCGTAACCACAGGATTTAGTTCTGGATATACTCCAGCAAGTGATGTAGGTTGGGACCAAAATGCAGAAGGAATTATTTTTGCAGCAACTGGAAATTATAATGGGAAGTTTGAAAATGGTGCAAGCTATGGAGCCAAGGCTGGACTTTCTTCGACTGGTGCCTTAACTTCTGGTTTAGATGGATTAGTAACTGGATATGGATTATTTGAAAATACTGAGAAGTATAATGTAGATTTCATTCTGATGGGATCTGCTGGATATGGTAAAGAAGAAGCACAAGCACTTGCAAATAAATGTATTGCAGTTGCCGAGGCAAGACAAGATGCAATCGCATTTATCTCACCATATAGAGCTGCTGCGATTGCTGATAATCCAACTGATAGAGAAGTAACTATTAGATCTGATGCAGATATTACTGAGAATGTTCTCAGTTTCTATGCTCCCATTACTTCATCCACTTATGCAATTTTTGATAGTGGATATAAGTATATGTTTGATAGATTTGCAAATACCTTCAGATATGTTCCTCTGAATGGAGATATTGCTGGTCTTTGTGCAAGAAATGATGCAAATAACTTCCCCTGGTTCTCACCTGCTGGAACAAATAGAGGAGGAATTCTGAACGCAGTTAAACTTGCATATACACCCAATAAGGCACAGAGAGATAGATTATATTCCAATAGAATTAATCCAGTTATCTTCTCACCTGGTGCAGGCATTGTTCTCTTTGGTGATAAAACTGGATATGGCAAGTCATCGGCATTTGATCGTATCAATGTTCGTAGATTGTTTATCTATTTGGAAGATGCAATTTCTGCTGCTGCCAAGGATCAACTCTTTGAGTTCAATGACGAAATTACAAGAACAAACTTTGTAAATATTGTAGAACCTTTCCTCCGTGATGTTCAAGCAAAGAGAGGTATTTTTGACTTTGTTGTTGTTTGCGATGAGACAAATAACACTGCTGCAGTTATAGATAATAATGAGTTTGTGGCAGATATCTATATCAAACCCGCAAGATCTATCAACTTCATTGGTCTTACGTTTGTTGCCACCAGAACTGGTGTTTCGTTTGAAGAAGTTATCGGTAACGTTTAATTCAGAGGTTTAAGAAACAATGGCAAATCGTCAACAAGTAAATACTTTACCATTAAGAACCATCAGTGATTTTAAAAGCAAATTAAAAGGTGGTGGAGCAAGACCCAACCTCTTCGAAGTGGAATTAACTTTCCCTTCGGGGGTTGCAGTTCAATCTGAAAATGAAGTTATTGAAAATGCAAGGTTTTTGGTAAAGGCAGCAGCACTTCCAGCATCAACAGTAGCACCAATTGATATTCCTTTCAGAGGAAGAATTTTAAAAATTGCTGGTGATAGAACATTCGAGACCTGGACTATTACAGTTCTCAATGACACATCTTTCAATATTAGATCTGCTTTTGAAAAGTGGATGAACTATATTAATAAACTCGATAATGGAACTGGAGAAACTGATCCAGCAAATTATCAAGTAGATGCTAAAGTTCATCAACTCGATCGTACTGGTGAAACTCTTAGAAGTTATGTATTTAAGGATGTTTTCCCAACAAATATCTCTTCTATTGATTTGAACTATGAAACTACTGATACTATTCAAGAGTTTACAGTAGAAATGCAAGTTCATTACTGGGAAGCATATAAGGGAAGAACTTCCGATGCTGGTGGTGAAGACATTAGCTAAATAGTAAAATAACAGTCTAGTCAGTTTATACTATGGCAAAACTTTTCGGTTTTTCTATTGAGGATACAGAAAAAAAATCCAAAGATATAGTTTCCCCCGTTCCTCAAAATAATGAGGACGGGGTTGACAATTATATTAGTAGTGGATTTTATGGTTCGTATGTAGATATTGAAGGTCAATATAGAACAGAATTTGATTTAATAAGAAGATATAGAGAAATGTCTCTCCATCCAGAGTGTGATGGAGCGATTGAAGATGTTGTTAATGAAGCAATCGTAAGTGACCTTTACGATTCTCCAATAGAAATTGAATTATCCAATTTAAACGCAACAGACAAGCTAAAAAAAGCAATTAGGGACGAATTTAAATATATTAAAGAAATATTAGATTTTGATAACAAGTCACACGAAATATTCAGAAATTGGTATGTTGATGGCAGAATTTATTATCATAAAGTAATTGATTTAAAAAGACCTCAGGAAGGAATTAAGGAACTGAGGTATATTGACCCAATGAAAATGAAATTTGTTCGTCAAGAAAAAAAGAAGGACAAAAACATTATAGGTCCAAATATTCCTGGACGTAATGAAACAACTAACGGAATTGCTCCTGAAATTGAAGAGTATTTTATTTACACACCAAAACCCAACTATCCGACAGGCAATTTATCTAGTGGGGGTAATAAGGGCACAAAAATTGCAAAAGATGCAATTACATATTGCACTTCAGGTCTTGTAGATAGAAATAAGGGTTCCGTTCTTTCTTATCTACATAAAGCAATCAAGGCACTCAATCAACTTCGTATGATTGAGGACTCTTTGGTAATCTATCGTTTGAGTAGAGCACCAGAACGTAGAATTTTCTATATTGACGTTGGTAATCTTCCTAAAGTAAAGGCAGAACAATATCTTCGTGATGTTATGATGCGTTATCGCAATAAACTAGTATATGATGCAAATACTGGTGAAGTTCGTGATGATAGAAAATTTATGAGTATGATGGAAGATTTTTGGCTTCCTCGTAGAGAAGGTGGTAGAGGAACTGAGATTTCAACACTTCCAGGTGGACAAAATCTTGGAGAACTTGCCGATATTGAATATTTCCAAAAGAAACTTTATAGAGCACTTGGAGTTCCCGAATCAAGAATTGCTGCAGATGGAGGTTTCAATCTCGGACGTTCTTCCGAAATTTTAAGAGATGAACTTAAGTTTGCCAAGTTTGTTGGTCGTTTGAGAAAGAGATTTGCTCAGATGTTTAATGATATGCTTAAAACCCAACTCATTCTTAAAAATATTGTAAGTCCAGAAGATTGGGAAAGAATCAGTGATCACATTCAATATGATTTCTTATATGATAATCAATTTGCAGAACTTAAAGAAACTGAAATGTTGAATGAACGTCTTGGTGTTCTCGCAACAATCGAACCTTATATTGGAAAGTATTATTCCACCGAATGGGTACGTAGAAAAGTTCTTCGTCAGACAGATGCTGAAATGATTGAGATGGATGATCAGATTGAACAAG